TGTCACCTGTAGAATTTGAAGAACTAAGAAAATCAGCTTAATATTGTGCGACTTTTTATGTCCAAGTTATTGACATAGGTCCACCCTTACATATTTAGAATTTCAGTTCTTTTGAAACATCAGTAATCAATTTTCCTAATAAAACTTCACTAGATTGATCTACTGGTATATTTCCTACAATACTTTCTATAACTTCTTCTCTAGTCTTAAAAATATTTTTATTAGTTTCCCATATTAAATCTATATAATCCTCAGAGTATATCATTTTTTTTCTAATAAGATCCACTACAGTATTAGTATGATATTGATATAAATTTACGATACCAAAACAATTAATATTATTACGCGCTTTCTGAATATCATTTATATCTTTACTCAAGTTATCATTTAATATAATTTCTATGTCACCTAACCCGTCTACTCCACTATAGCTTCTATAAATATAACTAAACTCCACATAATCATTAAGCGATTCTTCATATGGATTTAGATGTGTGTCATATGAAAACTCTTTTGTACCTTTTAAACTTGAATTACAAAATTTACACGAAGGTACTAAATTATAAATTGAAACAGATAAATACGGATACCTTCCCTTTGAATAAAAATGATCTAAATCTGCTCTAACTTTACCATCCTTTGAGTATATAGGTGTTATATACTGACGATTACAATAAGGACATACAATCGTTCCCAATGATAATAAAAAGTCATATGCACTCCATTGAAACGAATTAATTCTCCTCCTATATTCTTCATAATTTATAATACTTATACACTTAGTATGTTGAACGATATCGTAAAATTTCTCATTATATTTTTTTATAGAATCATAAACTTGTCCCACATATAATGTTACAGTACTATTATCTATTCTTATTTCTTTAATTGTTTCAAGTAAACTTTCAAACAATTCTCTCATTAATCTATCATTTAAATTAATTAAAATGATAGACTCTATTTTTTTAATAAGAATATTATTAAAACTCTTAATTACCAAATCATTACATCTTTTTATACTTAATCCTTGCTTTATTTTTTTTAATTCTTCCGTAATAAATTTTTTACTATAACTGCATAAGAAATCATTTTCATTATTATAATATGCCTTTAACTGTATACTCGAAAATTTTTCATATCCCATTAAACATAGAAACTCTTTCCTGTATAAATTACCATCATCTTCAAATGCTTTATCTACAGTTGGAAAATTTTTATGTATGTACGTAATAAACTTATTTAATGTTCTAGAATTTCCCAAAAAAATATTTTTTTCAATATTTTTATTTTCCACTATATTTTTAAGTTGCATGATTAATAACTTGCAAAACAAAATATGTTCACGTTTATTAATATTATTTTTCTCTGCAAAATCTTCTTTCTCCATAAATTTAATTAAATTTTCTTTCAACTTTACTTTATTTAAATAATCACTATGCTTTTTTATAACGTCATTACTAATATTAATTTTATACATCTATTTCACCTTATTTTTTAATTTTTCAAGGTATTCTAATCTGCTTTTACACCCTTCTATTTCTTTCTCTACCTCAGTAATAGAGTTGAAAAATACCCTATCATACATATCCATTAACTTTTTTCTTAATATTGGTTCTCCAAGTAATTGAATTATTTTATATATATACACTTTTTCTTTATAATCTTTATTATTTAAAACCTCTATTATATAATTTATTCGCGCTCGTGCAAATTCGCCGATTACCCCGTCCTTCATAAAAAAAGTGTTAATCAATAAATCATGTATATTGGCACCAAAAGTTCTAGTTATCCCCTTTAATTTATTAGATACCTTCATTGTAGAAAGATTATCAAGATAAATAACATTTGTGTGTGGTAAATCTGAGATAATAAATGGTGAATTTGATGTTATCACTATTTGAATGTTTTTTTTACTATAAAAAATCTGTAAAAAATCAACCAAATTTTTAAAATACTTCACTTGTATCTCTGGGTGAAGATATATGTCTGCTTCATCAATTAATAATAGTATATCTTTATCTTTCTCGTCTAAAGTATTTAACTCCCACACCATTCTAGAAAAAATATCTAAATAAGCATTGTGACCACTACTAATATCTTCATGCATATATTCAATATCTATGGTCTTATATTCTAATTCTAAATATGAATTGATTACTTCTTTAAGGTTATTGTCACTCCATGAAGTACATAATACATTATACTTAAAATCACCAAATTTTTTCGATCCAATCTTACTTTTATTTACTAATTGTGAAAAATCAGTAAGCATCGTGCAAACATCATTAATATATTCGATTACATCGCCATTATTTTCCATATAAATTTCTGTTTTTATTTTTTTATCTTTAACATAATCAACAATTTCTACCTGTTCTTTTACTATATTAATAAATATATTTAGATAATCTACAATTCCTGTAATGATATCTTCTGCTTCATATATACATTGTTCTAACTCTTCTTCAAGATCATATGTATCATTATATATATATCTGGCTTTAAAAATATTTATTTTATAAACGAATTTATTAAAATCATCATTTATAATTTTTATTTTAGCTATTTCTTCAATATCTGAATATATATTGGCATCTACTTCCTCAAATTGGGTTATAATATCTTGAACCTCATTAATATTCAAAACATAGTCTTCAAAACCATTATTTATTTCTTCTGCATAAAGTTTTATATTTTTAAACATTTTTAAGTATGTTGTATACTTATTTTCTGCATTTATAGATGTTATTTCTTCAAATACAACTTCTTTTTTTCTTTGCAACACCATTTTCAATATTTTATTACACTCATCAAATAATTTTTCATAATTACTTTCATTACTAATAATATTATTTAATTCTTTTAACATATCTTCAATATCTAATTCATATTCAATAGTTAAATTACACAATGTTTCAAATGTTATATATATAGCAAAAAAAACCTTAAAAGAATTCTTATCTGTTTTAAATGAGTCCAAATCTTGATCGAAGTCAATATCAATAATTCTACTATATATATTTCGCAGAGTTTTACCACTCTTACTATTTATCTCATCAATTCTTTTAATCAACTTATTAATTTCATCCTGATTTTCAATGAAATTCATTTCTAGCGTATCTGGTGCTGCAAATATTTCTTTAAAGCTGTTATTCCCATTTATTTGCTTATGCTCATCTAACAATAGAAAATAATTTACCTTCTTTTTAGTCTCACTTTTTTTAAATTCTTCTATTAAATCAACATCTGTATTTTGTGTTCCCTGTTTGATACTATTATAAACATAAGACCTTAATAACTTATTTGTAGAAATATCTCTTAATCGTTCATGTTCTGACAATATATTTGATTTGTCAAATATATTTGAGGCATACATAACTATCATCCTATTTATTTTTTCTTCATACTCTGTTTTGTTTAGAATTCTAAACTTTTCACTTATTTGCTTTTTCTCAATATCAATATTATCAATATAGTTGCTATAAATATAATAACAATTAGCTTCTTCCAAAACACAAACAAACTCAAAATCAACATAAACTTCAGTAAAAAGCAAATTTAAAATTTTTAAAATAGTAGTCTTTCCTGAAGAATTTTTTCCTACAACTGCAACTGCATTGGTTACACATTCAATATCCCGAAAAATATCTACATAATATTCACTTCTATTTTTAATAATTAACTTACCTTTATTAAATTCATAAAGATACTGACCTCCCATATCAATCGGTACTTCTTTTATTAAATCATTATAATTATTTATATATACAAATCTTACTATCATTCTTGCTCCTAGTTTTGTAAAATATTCTCACATATACATTTTATTATTTTATCTGTTTTACCCATAATTAACCTCCTATAAATAATTATATCATGCTTGAACACCATATAATGTTATTATATACATTTTTATTCTAAAACTTTTATACATCAAGAATAAAAAGCCAGTCGAAGTGATTCACATCCTCCAACTGACTTTATCTCAACTCTTTATTAAATTCTAACTTCTATCTCCTCCAAGTCCATCAACTTTACCACAAACTCTTCTGTACCCATCACTGTTATCTTCTCAACCCATTTATAAAACAAATCAACATCATAGTACTCTATTGGTTCATTATATTCCTTTATCTCCTCTATAAACTGCTTTGCTTTATAAGCTATTAAAGCATTCTCACTCATAGTTTTCTCCTGCCATATTGAAATGTATTTTTCTTTTTCATCTATAATTTTATTAAAGGCTATTGTAAATACTTTATCTAAATCCTCATCCTTAACATGGTCGCTATTGCATCCTCTAACGCCTTTTTTTTCATATCTGTTGGCACAAATCCACACTAACCTTTTTTCCTTATACATCCTAGTTTTTCTACCCATGTATTTTCCACATTCACCGCATATTATTTTTCCCGCCAAAGGATTACCTCTAATGCCATAATCAATCTTCTGAAGTCTATGCTTCGCTGCATATTCTTTTCGTCTTTCTCTTTCAATCTGTGCCGCTTCCCATGTGTTCTTATCTATTATGGCTGGATGGCTACCCTCTACATAATACTGTGGAACCTCACCTTTATTTATGGCTTTCTTCTTAGTTAAAAAGTCTACTGTATAACTCTTCTGCAGTAGAGCTTCCCCCTTATGTTTTTCATTTTGTAGCATTTTAGTTATAGTAGTTTCATACCACTTTGGTTTGCCGTTCCATCCACATATTCCATCTCTTTCAAGCTCCCTAGCAATTCTATTAGCACTCTTCCCATTAAGGTACTCCCTATATATTCTTCTTACTATTGGAGCCTGCTTCTCATTTATTTCAAGACTACCATTCTTACCTTTTTCATATCCTAGAAACTTTGTAAAGTTAACTGAAACCTTCCCTTGCTCATATCTTCTCCTTATTCCCCAGGTTGAGTTTTCTGATATACTTCTGCTTTCATCCTGTGCTAAGGAGCTTAGTATCGTTAAAAGTACCTCTCCCTTTGAATCCAATGTTCTTATATTTTCCTTTTCAAATATCACCTCTATTCCTAGGTCTTTAAGCATCCTTACATAATTTAAGCAATCTAATGTATTCCTTGCGAACCTTGATATAGATTTAGTTATGATAATATCTATATTCCCTGCTTTGCAATCCTCTATCATTTTATTGAACTGTTCTCTCTTCTTAGTGTTTGTACCACTTATTCCTTCATCTGCATATATTCCTGCAAAAATATACTCTGAATGACTGTTTATATAATTCTTATAATAACTGACCTGTGCTTCATAGCTAGATAGTTGCTCCAACTGGTCTGTTGAGACTCTGCAATAAGCAGCCATTCGCTTTTTTACTTGTGTCTGGTTTTGAGTTGAACTCCCCTGTACCTTTCTTGCTGGTATAACTGTAACATTTCTGCCCATCTATAAAATCCTCCCTCACAATAGTTTCTTCTTCTATGTTGAGCATGCTTACAATGAAATCATCTATTTTTGTGCCATCACATACACTTTTACCGTTATTAATATAATTACTGCATTGCCATACTATCTTTTTACATGAATGTTTACTATTCCAGGTCCTTCTTCTTAAAGTTGCATCACATTTACTGCAATAAAGCATTCCTGTTAAAGTATATCTATTGGTATACTTATTCCTGTCTCCATCAAGGTTTCCTTTACTTTCTGCTCTTCTTTCAATCTCCATTTGAACTTGCTCCCATACCTCTGGAGTAACAATTGGTGAATGATTTTCTCTAACATAATAGCTCTCAACTACACCATCATTTCTTACTGAACGCTTTCTCAAGTTCTCTGGTGTATAATACTTTTGTAGAATAGCATCTCCCTTATATTTCTCATTTTTCAATATTCCTAGGATTGTTTTTCCATGCCACTGCTTACCTCCTACTGTAGGTACGCCTCTTTTATTAAGCTCCTTTGCAATCCTATCAACACCTTTACCTTTTAGATAGTCACTATAAATCTTTTTAACAATTCTTCCTTCTTCTCGATTTATAATCAAATCTCCATATCTATCCTTTGAATACCCCAAAAACCTATTAGTATTAATCATTAACTCACCTTGCTGAAACTTCTTTCTCGCCCTCCACCTAAGGTTATCACTAACATTTTCACTTTCCCCCTGTGCAAAAGCAGAAAGGATGGTAAGCATAAGCTCACCATCCTCTAATAAGGTATTTATATTTTCTTGTTCAAATAAAACTGCCACTCCTAGTGACTTAAGTTCTCTAACAACCTCTAGCATTATAGTCGTATTTCTTGCAAATCTAGATATAGCCTTAGTTATAATTAAATCAACCTTTCTGTCTCTGCATAATTGAAGCATTTGCTGAAACCCTGGTCTTTTATCACTAAAACCTGTTATTCCTATATCTGCAAAGATACCTACATACTCATATTCTGGATTATTAACTAGGATACTTTCGTAATATTGCATTTGATTTTCTAAAGAATCGTTCTGCTTCTCGTGTTCTGTTGAAACCCTAACGTATGCACATACTCTTTTCTTGCTAGCTTGCACCTTTATAATTGGCTCAATTTTTCTTACATGCACTAAAATTACTCCTTCCTATCAAAATGTTACTACTATACATCACTCACTTATCTCTTGAAGTCAAGGAAATTAAACTTATATTATAATTACTTTATATTCTTGTTATAGATAAAAAAAAAACAGCAGTACTAATTGCACTGCCGCACATAATATTTTAATATCATTATCCTTAAATTATTAAGTTCCATTGTTCTAAAAAGCATAAACTATTTTTATCATAACTTCCGTCACTAAGTTTTCTAACTATAAACTTATACTGAAGCTTTCCATTGCTGCTTGTCTCCTTTAGCTCTGCTTTTGGCACAATAAAAAAATCATTATTTTCCAACCAGTAGCATACTACAAAATCACAGTTTTTGTACTCATTCTCTGAAACTGTAAAGTGGGCATAGTTTAATCTTTTCTTATCAGATATTGAATAAATTCTTTGTCGTGTCTTAACTTCAACCTTAATTTTATTATTGTTTTCCTTATCTAATAAAACAACATCGCATCCTGCATCACCCAAATTCTGAAATACTTCCCAAGATGTATCTTTTATTAATAGATAAAGTCTAAACAAAACCATTTTTTCACCTATTTCCATTAAAAGGTGATTTATATTTTGCGGAAGTTTTTCCTTAATTATTTCTGACATACATAATTACCCCTTTTCTACACAAAAATATTACCACCTTAATTATACTATATTTATTTCTATATAGTTATCGATTAACTATCATAATTACTGCATCAAATCCAGCTACTTTGAGCTTCTTAACCTGTTTCTCTGCATTGTCTCTATTGGAATATGAACCCGTCATAACTCTAAATAATGTGGTTGGTATAGGCTTTGATTCTTGTGGCACATATTTTACACCTAACTGCTCTAATACAGACTTTGATATAGCCTGTACTACCTCACTTTTCTTTGCATCAAATATCTCATTATCTTTTGTGTTATCTATGAATCCCATCTCTACTAAAATAGCTGGAGCTTTGGTTTCTCTTAACACATGAAAATCTGCTCTTTTAACTCCTCTATTGATAAATCCAACGTCAACCATTGAACTTTGTATCTTTTGAGCCATTGCTTCAGCCTTAGCTCCTGGATTCAGATATACAAAAGTCTCTATCCCTCTTGCCTGCTCCGGTTTAAAAGCATTTCGATGAAATGAAATAAAGTAATCATAGGTATTTCTATTTTCAAAATCACTTCTTTGTTGCAAGCTTACTACTACATCAAATGTTCTTGTCTCCTCAACTATAACACCATGCCTTCTCACTTCTGCTGCAACCCGTCTTCCTATATAAAGCACATCGTCAGCTTCTCTTCTTCCACAATAAGTTGCTCCTGGATCATTGCCACCATGTCCATAATCAAAACATAATCTAGCCATTATTTCTCCTCCTTATTTAATTGAGCTAATACCTCTTTTAGCTTTATCGGAATTGGTAGACCAATCTTTGCAGTATTCTCTAAAATACTTATGCCTTCATTAGAAATGTAGAAAAAAATAACAGCAGTACGAACAGCACTACCGTTAGCAAGAAGCTTATTATCAATAATATTTGCTACACCTACAAGTAAGAAAATCAGCACCTTACGAGCTATCCCTTTAAACCCAATTTCACTAGATAGCTTCTTTTCTGAAATTGCCACCATTATTCCTGTAATATAGTCAATTATGACAATTATACTTAAGGCATATAAGAATCCATCTATCCCTCCTAACAAACCTCCAAAATAAGCACCTATAGCTGAAAATATAATTTGAATCATATTAATCACATCCTTCATTTAACCTCACTCCTTTCAAATTTAAAATATTCCATCCAACAGATTATCAATAATAAAATCATACTGTATCTTCATTGTGTTAGTTGGTGTTTTAGTTACTGGTGCTGCAAGTAATGTTTGTGCTCCAATCTTAGCTGGTCCAAATACATAATAAACATAATACGTTCCACATGCTAAGCAATATCCATAACTAAGATTTTTACTGTAAAAATATCTTTTGGTAACTGATGATATCCCTGTAGAAAAATTTACATTCTCCAACAATAATTTAAATGAATTATCGTATAAAAAATATCTATTATTGCTATCACCTAATATCCAATACTCCTTTGTTTTAGCCACACTTAATATATACCATGTGCTTCCTCCATAGCTTGGTGTTGTAATTATTCGATCTTCTACAATCCCAAAACTTTCATTTAGTTTTAATAAATGACATTCATAACTTCCATCTATCCTATAATAAATACACATATATGGAACTCCTTCAATTACAGAAAAATCCTTAATTACAGGAGTAATACCACTTGAATTCTTGTAGCTTGTTGCAGCCTTAGTTGTTTTACTTATCCATGTTCCATCTAATTGAAATTTATATATATCTATACTACTCTCCCTGTTATAGTACAAATACAAATTCAGATTATCTGCGCACATTCCATTTACTGATTCTGACTCTGTAATTTTACTCCCATCTTCCTTGTAAAAGTGCATATACTCTGTTTCTTTATTAGTAGCCGTATCTAAATTAAAACTTCTAAAAACTCTGTAATATACACCTGAAATGCTTTTAGAATATAAATAATATCCTGTGTTTTCATAGTCTGAACAATTATAGCTGATATAGTCACATATTACACTATGCTTATTTTCTACTGTTGATGTACCGAATATGTTTATCTCTGTTGAATACACTGAGTTCTTAACTGCATCTTGATACCAATATATCGTTTGAAAGGTTCCATTAGCAGCATGGGTAGGAAAATCGAATACAAAGTGCATTCTTAGCTTTCCATCAGGCATGAATTCTGAATAGCTTTCTCCTAGATTTATAGTTCCCTGTTGTGTGCTACTTCCTGAATATGGTTCATCTTTATCAGCCCACCCAATAACTTCACCTTTGAAATATTTTTCATTAGGCTCTTCTATGCCATCATGGTCTGAAAGGTATAACCTCTTAAATGGTAATTTTATATAGGTTGATGTCACACTACCTTTACATCTTAACCGTCTATAAAAACAATCAAAAAAAATTAACCTACCAACTGAATTATTAATTACATTTTCTGTTTCTGCTTTATATACCATTTCTCCTGTATTAGAATTAAACAATTCAATCGTAGCTAATCCCCTTATACTTCCTAAAGGCTTCTTTTTTCTTAATGTTTCAACACTACCATCTAATAAATTTTCATTGTATGCGATAACCTCCCTATATGCCATAAACACCACCCTTTCACTATTCTTTCTACATGCGTTAGCCTTCTATCAATTCTATATTTGCAACAGTTCCAACATTCTTATATAGTTCATCATTTACCTCGATTATTTCACCTAAAGGAGACGTATTTAATAGTTCTTCAAAAATTACTTTAGGTCCATAACTACTCATTATTGTTTCTGGATGAATTGCCTCTACATTCTGAACTACTTCTGCGTGTGGTGGGTCTGAGCTCACACCACCCTGTAGATTTCTACCATCGATCATGCACTGTAAATTATACATCGGTATAGTTACTGTTCCAGTATCACTACTAAAGCTTATACCTATATAATGGCTCCCTGCTCCTACTTGTGGTATTCCTATCGGTATGCCAATAACATTATCACCTTGCTGTAATTTCTGTCTTGGCTTAAAGGATATCTCCATACTATCCAACTCTATTTTAATTGTTAAAACACAGGCTTCACTTGCATTACAGTATAAAGTTAAATTTACACTAAGATTTGTACTTGCAACTGCTGTGATCCCTAAATATATAGGTTGAATTAAGGCTTGGGCAACTACTATTTCTTTGGGATTAGAGTAATATAGCATACTTGTTAGTGCCTGTGCCACCTTATTACCTAACTCATCTCTTACAGTGTTTAACATTGATGAAAAATCATCTTTTCTAGATGTTTTAGGTTGTCCAAGTTCAACTTTTGTATTATACCCTGTTAATAAATCTCTTCTTATTTTAATAACTTCAACTACAACATCTATATTAAATTCCTTATGTCTAACAATAACTAAATCCCCAACCATGACTTCCAGTAAACTTTTAAAATTCTCATATTCCTTAGACCTACTAAGCTCAATGAAGTCAACTTCAATATTTACATTGGTAAGTCCCATAGTTTTTGCAAACTCTTCAGCCATTGCTCTTAATGTCGGTTCATCCTCTGCATCTCTAAATTCTACTTTCCTTACAATATGAAATGGTGGATATTTATCTGTATCAAGTACTGGCACTCTAATATACTTTTCAGTTAAGATTATTCCATTGGCACCTTTGGGATAAATTTTTGTGGCTACAGTTGTAGAATCACTGGTTACCTTAATTCCTTTTATATTTTTACCATACTTAATTAAAACACCAGTTTCTTTGCCTAGCTGCTTTAAAATCTTAATATCGTAGTTATCCCTGTAAAGCTCTCCACTACCCCATCTTTCCATGATTTTAAAAATAGCCTCGGCTGAATTAAGCTCTATCATGTAAAGTGTGCTATTTATTATGATGTCACTATCTACACTATAAATTTTAGAAAGTTCATCTGCTAAGCTTTTCTCCATAGCAGTTTTAACACTACACTGAACAGCTCTTTCATCCTCTATAAAATAAGAAGCTAAGTCATAAAAAATATGCTTAGCCCACACCATGACCATATAATTATTTTCTTGTTCTTTCTCTGTCTTATATATCCTGAAAAGCTGACCATCAGCTTTAATAATATTGAACATCTCTAGAAACTCACTCTTTTTTAGAGCTTATTGGATATTCTAAATATAAACTGTAATCCCCGTTTAGTTGATGGGTAATCTCTACCTTAATACATTCATTTAGCTTTCCTAAACCATTATTGTTAAATTCGCCTTTTAATGTTCTCCTATGATACACATAAATCACTATAACCACCGCCAGTTAGGCACTACTTCAACTTTACTAACACTACCTATCCAACTAATTGTATTTACTCCAGGCGCTAGCTTAGGAAAATCTCCACTCATCTTGCTATTTAAATTCTCATTAGAGTTTCCATAACAATCTTCAATTACACTATTTATAGTTATGCTGTTTGAAATCTCTTTCAAAAATATCTCTTCATCATTTATAACTAATGTTATGTTACCACTACCATAAACACCTATGATTGGACTACTTTCTACTGTTCCGATGTTGTTTACTGTATCTCCTAAACTTTGAATAGTTATTGTGTTATTTATAACCTCATATTTAAAAGGCCTACAGCTAAACAGTATGGGAAATACACCTATCACTTTATAAAGAGTTTTAAAATCTATTGCATTTATTACCTGTGCTATATATTTTCTATCACCCTGAAAGCTAAATATCAATTCACTTTCACCTGAATTAAATAACCATCCTTTAATTTCATCTAGCTTTTCACTAAGGTTATTTCTATCTTTAACTGTACACTCAACAACTATATTAATATCTTCATAGGTTCCTTCATCAAACTTTATATTAGAATCTCTTCCTGGTACATTTACAAATTCTACCCTTCGCTTTGGTGAAGGTATCACTGGTCTTTTAGATATCAAAATTCCATAATCCTCGAAGCTGTTTTTACTACCAAAATTAAAGCTAAGCATCTTAAATACCTCCTCTTCCTATAGCTACTCTTTGTTTATAAAATTCCAGCTCATAGGCTAATTGCTCTATATCCTTTTCTGTGTTATTTATAAACTTCTCTATATGAAGTGTTAATCCACCAGTTGTAGTATTTCTGCTACTCTGCAGCACAACTCTCTCCATGGCCTTTGCAATTAAGTCATCTATTCTATCTATAGGAAGCACTGCCTCTGCCCCAGCTTCACCAACTCCGATTACACTTGGAGCATTAAAAATACCACCCTTTGCATACCAATTTACCGATAAACTTGGTACTCTAGGTGGCCTTAAACTAAATTCCCCACTTAACTTAAAGTGTGGTAGTTTAATATGAGGTAATTTAATTTTCAATTTATCAAAGAATCCCTTTATTTTATCAATCTGTTCTTTCACAAAATTCACTGCAGCATTAATGGGAGTCATTATGGCAGATTTAATATTATTCCATATAGTAGTTGTAACTCCTAAAATGCTGTTCCATACATTAGATACAGTATTTTTAATGATATTTACTGTATTGGTAAATAAACTTGATACTCCACTCCACATAGTTGAAAAGAAGCTAGAGATGGAATTCCAAACAGATGTGGTAATATTCTTTATTGCTCCCCATACGACATCTAATGTTGACTGTATAACACTCAAAGTAGTAGTTGTTACTGATTTCATAGTATTCCAAGCAGTAATCAAAATAGAAACTATGGAGTTTATTATAGGCCTAATAAAACTCACTATTGAATTCCAAACTGTATTTATTATTGAAGAAACTGCATTAAATACAGTGGTTGTAACAACCTTTATGTTATTCCAAGCAGCAGTTATTATATTTTCTATTCCTTGAATTATAGGATTAAGAAACCCTACTATTCCATTCCAAACAGTACCTATAACCCCAGATACAGCATTCCATACAGCAGTTGTTGAAACCTGAATAAGCTGCCACGTAACACTTATCACAGCTGTAACTATATTTATATAGGTTTGAACAATGGATGAAATAATAGTCCATGCACTGATGAAAATAGCTTTTATTACTTCCCATAGAAAAGCAATTCCTGTTTTAACACCTTCCCATGTAGTTTTAATAACATCTGCTATTCCTTCTACAATCGGAAGCACCACAGCTTTTATTGAATTCCATGTAGAAACTATAGCTGTTTTTATTGCAGTTACAGAAATACTAATACTTTCTTTAAGCCACTCCCATATGCCACTTATTGAAGTTTTAACTGTATCCCAATTCTTATATAAAGCTACCCCTACTGCAATAAGTCCAGCTATAACAGCAATTGCTATACCAATGGGCCCAGTTAATGCAGTAAATGCAGCTGCCAGTGCCGCTGAAGCACCTCCTGCAGCTGCAATAGCTCCACTAACTGATGCTATTACTCCACTTATTGCACCAATAGCAGAAATCACCTTGCCGATTAAAATAAGCAGTGGCCCTATTGCCGCTACAATTCCTGCTATAACTAGAATTGTTTTTTGCGTAGTTGGGCTTAAATTAGTAAACTTATCAGCAAGGCTACCAATTAAATCAGCAATCTTTTTTATGTGAGGAGCAAGAGCCTGTGATATCATTATTCCCGCTGTTTCAAGACTTCCTTTCATCTGTTCAACTGAACCCTTAAGGTTATCTTGCATAGTGCCAGCCATTTCCTTAGCTGCACCATCAGAGTTTTTTAAACTTTGAGTTAACTTCTCAAGTTCCTCAGGTCCCCCTTGAACAATTGAAAGCATTCCAGACATGGCTTCCTTACCAAAAATCGTAGAAAGTGTAGCTTGCTTTTGCTGCTCTGTTAAACCGCTCATTCCATTTTGAAGATTTGTAATTATATCTTTTAAGGGAAGCATCTTTGCTTGGCTGTCAAAAGCAGAAAATCCCATTGCTTGCATTGCTTTTTCTGCTTCTTTTGATGGATCTGCTAGACTAATAAGTGCCGAACGCAGAGTTGTTCCTGCTTGACTTCCTTTAATACCTACATTAGCCATAATACCTATTGCCGCAGATATTTCTTCTATGTTTAGCCCTGCTGCCTTTGCATTAGGTGCAATATATTTAAGTGCCTCACCCATATCAACAATTCCAGCATTTGTGTCAGCTGCCGCTTTTGCAAGTACATCGGATACATGACCTGCTTGGTTTGCATCAAGTCCAAAACCTCTAAGGGCACTAGCAGCTATATCTGAACTTGTAGCAATACCAGCTCCTGAGGATGCGGCAAGGTCTAACATTCCTGGCATAGCTGTCATTATTTCATTTACTGAAAAACCTGCACTAGCTAGATTTTCCATACCTTCTGCTGCTTCTTTTGCACTAAATGCTGTATCAGCACCAAGCTTTAAAGCCTGTTTATTAAGCTTTTCAAAGTCATCTCCTGTTGCCCCTGATATAGCCTTAACCCTGCTCATTCCTTCTTCAAAGTTCATTCCTGCATTAACTGCAGCAGTACCAAGTCCCACAAGAGGAAGTGTGACAGCTGTTGATAGACTTTTTCCAATAGAGGTCATTTTATCCCCTACAGACTTTAACTTTTCTCCTGCCTTTTCCATACTTTCAGAAAGCTTATACCAAGTTGAACTTTTGGTATTTAACTCTTCTGTGGTTTTCTTAAGCTCCTGCTCAAGCTTATTTAATTCTGCTACAGCATAGTTATATTTAATTTTAAGATTTTCAGTAGCCTTTGCATCTTCGCCTTTTTTCTCTATACTTTCTTGAAAAGTCTTATTTAAAGCTGCTACCTTTTCCTTTTGAAGTTCTACTTGCTTATTTAAGGTTTCAGATTTTAATTTCAATCCTTCAGTGGACTTTCCAAAATCACCAAGCTTAGAACTTGCTGCTACAAATTCACTTTGCACTACCTTAAGACCTCTTTGAATTTTACTAACACCATCTTGAAATCCACTATCATCAAGACCAATCCTTGCAACTACTGTGTTATTTCCTCTTGCCATATCTGTTTCTCACCTCCCCTAGATAAAAATATTATCTATATAGTCAAGCTCCTGTTTATCCTCCATGCCATTAACCACTTTATAAAGCTTAAAAAGCCCTTGAAGCTTCTTAGGTGTACTTCTCCAGAACTGCTCTTCAGTCATTCTTAAAATATTAGTTCCCAAATAGAAAAGCCACTCCCAATCCCATGTTCCTTGATTGGTGTGGCTCTCTATTCCCCCATATTTTCTTCTATCTCTGGCATAGCCATATTAAGTGCTTCATTAATAGCTGTGCCTAATCTCTCCATATCATTTAAAGTAAGCATTCTGCCTACTTCTTTTACAGTTACACTTTCATCTTCAGCTTTTATGGCTGAATAAATAAGTGCTCTAATTGCTTTAATCTTTCTATTCTGTAAATCTTCAAAGGCTTGATTAATATCACCATAAACCTCCTCTAATTCACAGAAGGTGTTCATATCAAATTTAAGTTCATATTCTTTATCTTTTAACTTAAACTTAATACCTTTATTTTTTAGTTCTAATGCTTTCATAATTTCCTCCTACACCTAAAGAGAAAGAACTCTTAAATTTTAGTTCTTTCTCCCTACATTACTATTTACTATAATTGATTTACTGTTTGTGCTGTTAATAAATTTCTTAAAGTTGTTTTTTTGCCTTTACATAAGGATCTTGCTACTGCACTTCCTAATTGTATTCTTCTAGGTAATTTAATCAGATTACCCTCTATATAAATTCTATATTTACCAATATCTTTACTGTTTTCACTTGGATCGTCCTTAGCTAAATTAGCACTAGTTATTAACTCTATCCTATTAATCTCAGCAAACTCCTCAAAACATTGATCTGGTTTACCACGATAAATACTAATAAACTTTATTACTCCCTTATTTATTAAATCTATAGTATCTTTTCCAAGCGACACTGCAGACCACCTTTTAGGTATATATGTTCCATTAGTAAGTTTGCCCTTTAATCTTTGATCATAAAAATTGTAATCTGTACAAGTAAAAATTATAACTTCATTATATATAGATATGTTTCCTTTAGCCAAATTTTTCACTGATAACTTATCTTCAATTTGATTTGAAAAATTACTTATAGCAACATCTATATATTTACTTTTAGATATAATTTGTCCTGTTTTTTCTTTGAACATTCTAGTCAATTCATTCATTTTTGTTATAGTCTCTAGCCCTAAATATACTGTTACTGCTCCCCTATCTTTCTCTTTATTTTCACTTAGCATTAATAAATAATTAGGTTCCTGCAACATTACTGCAATTTCCTCTTCTAATTTATACATATCATCTCTCCTTGATATATGTTTTTACTTTCATTATATGCAATACCATTACAAATGTTTCTTGATATTTATAATTACTTTCTAAAACACATATCAAGATTTTATTTATTACTCAATTATTGGCTCATCAGGTACCGCTGTAAACCATCCACTAATTATTGTTGCATCTACTTCTGTTCCGTCTTCATCAACGATAAATCTATAATTTCCATCAAAGTCCCTGGAGAAGAACTTTCCTGTTAATTTTGCACTTTTAGGAGTTGGTTTCTCCCCTTCAGTATCATACTCATCGCTGGTTAATTCAAACTTCCCTTTTAGAAGCCATACATATCTATACTTTCCATTGGTCTTTTTAGATTTGAACCCAAGTGCTATTGTCGGTGACATATCGTCCTTATTTTCTATAAGAACTCCTTTTACAACCTTAGCACCCTGAAGTTTTGCACGACTTGTTAATGATAATTGGTTTAATTCTATTTCAACATCTATACCTTCAAAAGCTGCAATAACATCCTCTACTGAATCGTCTGAGTATATGTTCTCAGTATTAGATTTAGGTGATACCTTTGCGCTAATAGCTCTTTCCAACTTCTCTGGTGTTTCATAGGTTGCTCCACTGGAAGCATCCTCTGTTAATACTGCTATATGAATATCCTTTAGTCCAACTTGTCTTGACATACTATACTACCTCCCTATCCTCTAAATAATAGAATCTAATTCCTTTATGATATATCTCTATATCTTCTTCGTATAAATCTATTTCATCAATCCTCTTAAATCCTGCCCTAAGAAGTAATTGTTTCACCTTATTAACTGTATCTACATAATCACCCTTGGACCATATATCAACCTGTACAAAATGTCCTGTCAGAACTTCAAAATCATCTTCATACCCTTCCCCACTTGCCAAATACTCATGGAAGGTTATATATTCCTTAGCCTTTCCTTTGTATCTGTGGAAACTTACAGGAATATTCAATGGTTTTAAGGTATCTATAATTAATTTATTTATCAAGATCATCAAGCCCCTTTTGTAGCTCCTCTGAAATAATATTATTTATCTCTTTATTATTTTCAATAATGGATTTCTCTGCCCAATGCTGTGCTGGTATTTTGCTTGTCCCCCATTCAGTAAACTTAGAATAGTAAAACTCCGAATTATCACCTTTATTGGGTCCTATATTAATATAATCAATCCCATCTTCTCACTTTATTTCTGATACCTTTATATTGTCCACCATATGTCTCTTAGCTGTTTGTGACCTAGGAGCCTTTTTCTCCATAGTTCCTTTTACTATTTTCCCGGCTTTATCTAAAGCTTTCTCTTTAATTACTTTACCTCTATCTCCAAGCTTATTAACTTTATCAATCAGCGCTTCCATACCTTCAAGCCTTATATTAGCCATTTTCTACCTCCATAGCCTTGATCTCAATATACTTATTTTCATATTTAATATTATCTATTGATATTATATTGTAGCTCTTCTCTCTAAACATAATTCTCATGGTTGTATCAATACCATAAATATATCTTATTTTAAACTTTACTGTATTTTCAGCTTTAATAGCAGCAGCTGCATAATATTCTCTGCCTTGTAAATTTGAGATTGATGCCCACACCATTTTATAATCCTTCCAAGTATCAATTTCAAATCCATTTTCATTTAATATAGTTATTAGCTTTTGAAATGTAATCCTATGTCTTAATTCTCCTATTTCCAAGCTATCACCAGCTTTCTCTTCTATATGGAAATAACAAATTTATCATAGTATTAATTACAGACTTAGCATCAAAGTTTTCTCTTCTCTCGTACATGGTAGCTACAACATACATCACTGCCTGCTTTACTACTTCTGGTACAGTTTCAAACTCTGATAACTCATATCTTAGTATGCCTTCACATAAGTCTTCTGCTGTTAACATAAATTTAGTGATGAGTGCATCCTCTTCATCACCATCAACTCTCAAATATAACTTTACTTCTTCTAATGTAAGAACCATACACTCACCACCTTCCTTCAATCTTTATTTAGCTTGTCTTCATTTGAAGGACTTTAATTGCTTCAGGTAATATAAGCTTTCCATCTACCCTTTGAGTTGCTTTAAAGCCCACTTGTCCATTTGCTGCATAAAGCTCATTTAACCTTTGGAAGGATCTGCCCTGTCTATCGGCTATCCAATAATAGCTAAAGTCTCCAAATGCTATAGACTTAGCACTTGCCCCTAGTGTTGGTACATAAGCAGATGTGTTTACTGGTCTATTGAGAATGGTATCTGGCTGTCCTGCTGTAAGTGAAGGTTGCCAAATATACTGTCCATTGCCATCCTTAAGCTTTCTAATAGCTTTTACTGTGGAATCATTCATTGTAAAAATAGCCTTTTTTCTATAGGGTGATTTTAATGAGTAGAATAAATCCATTACCTCATCTAAAGTAATAGCTGTAGCACTTGCAGCTGTTACTCCCACTTCTGCTCCTCCTGTAGCATTAAAAATTCCTGTTGGTTTTCCAACTCCATCACCAATGAAAAATGCTTCCTCTTCTTTGTTTCCTATTCTTCTTGCAAACTCTCTAGCAATATATTTTTGAAGGTCAAATACACTGTCATTAAGTAGCTCCTCTGAAACCTTTATCATTGTAGCCAGCTTGTATGCTCCTATAGATACTTGTCCAAATGCATCATCTGACTCTGGAATTATTCCTTCTTCATCAACCCAAGATGCTGTTCCCTTTGAAGCTATCACTGGAATCTTTCTATCTCCTGAAGATGTAGTTATAACACTAGCTAACTGTCTAAATATATTTTGCTCCTCTAAGGCTTCAATTAAAGTGCTCTCAAATTCATCTGGTGCTAAATAACCTCCCTCTGAATCTGTACCTATCAGCAGAGCATTTTGAATATCAAAGCTGTTCTTATTTCTCATAGAGTTCCAGAAAGCTAGCTTATATTCATCTGTTGCTCTTCCCGTCTTATTTGATCCATTTCCGTAAGTAGGTCTTGATGTTAATGGTTCTCTAGTTGCTTTTGAAAGTTCTAAATCTATAGTAGCTTGTCTTTCTAATCTTTCTATTTCTTTTCCTAAATTAACTACCTCTGTTTCCATCTTTTCATAGGTTGATGTATCTTCTGCTGATAATAGTCCATTATCATTTCTTTTGCTGTCTAAAAAAAATTTAGCACTATCCCATATCTTTGCTCTCTTTTCTCTTAACTCTAATATTTTATTCATAACAACCACTCCTTACTATTTTATTAATTCAAGTCTTTTATATAAACTATCTATTGAATCACTGCTTTTATTAGTTGGTATTTTATTTATAAGTGAATTAGTAATACTCATATTGCTAAAAGAAATCCCTTCACTTTCAACGTTACTTTTATTATCATTAGTAAATAACATCTTATCTGCAAAGCCTAACTCTACTGCCTTTTTTGCATTAAACCAAGTTTCTGCATCCATTAAATTTGCAAGCTTTACTCTTGATAATCCAGTCTTTATTTCATAAGCATTTATTATACTTTCTTTAACTTCACTAAGCATTTCTATAGCTTTTTTCATTTCTTGAGTATCACCAAATGCTATAGTCATTGGATTATGAATCATAATCAGTCCTGTAGGTGAAATTTGAACTTCCTCTCCCGCCATCGCAATAACTGATGCAGCACTAGCAGCTATCCCATCAATGTTAACAGTAACCTTTCCCTTATAATCTTTTAACATATTGTATATTTGACTTGCTGCAAAAACACATCCCCCTGGTGAATTAATCCAAACTGTAATATCTCCTTCTGAAGAAATTAGTTCACTTTTAAAAAGCTTAGGTGTCACCTCATCTCCATACCAAGTTTCATCTGATATCTCTCCATTTAGAAAAAGAGTCCTACCTACTTCATTATTAACCCAATTCCAAAACTTTCTCTTCATTCTGTCTCCCTCCAATTTTATTTAACTTTGCATATTCTCCAAAATAAAAAGAAGCTGCCTGATTATATACCAGTGCAGCCTCTATAGCTGTTTTATATCTTCCAAGATGTTTTGTTCTACTATTAACGCAGATACAAGCTTCATATTTATCTCTTTCTTTAGAATAGCTAACCCCTTTAAACCCTGTTTTATTGTTCTTATTAATCTTAGAGTTATAGCTATTTTGTTTCTGTGTTACAGCTCTCATATTTTTTCTTCTACAATCCCATGGCTTACCGTTTATGTGGTCAACAACTTGCTCCTTTTGGGGTTTCATTATTAACCTGTGTAATAAGCCTGAACGTCCATAAAAAACATATCCTAAATTATTCATTCTCCAATTATATTTACTTAAAAGCTCCTCATCCTGTATGTCTACAAAGAAATATCTACCTGTGTCCAGTGTGCATTTAATGAACTCATTAACCTTTTCTATATTCATTATTACCTTCCAATCCAATTTTATTTTTATTTGCAAAAATACCTGCATCTTGAAGCTTAGTCATATTACCATTTATTAGATATAAATCTCCTCCAAGGTCAGCTGGAATTTTATTAAGATCCTCTAATTCCCTAATATCATTACTAGACATCCAACCATTCTGCCGTGCCACAGCATATCCACTCATACGACTTTGATAATCACCTCGAAGTAATCCATCCACATTAAACTTAACAAAATAATCTTTTTTCTCTATATCTGTTAATAATGCTCTCTTTAAAGCCTGCTCCCATCTAATTACCCACGGGTCCAAGGTGTACTTTACAAATTCCAATGACTGTTGCTCTATATTAGAAAAGCTTGATTTGTCTAAATCACCAATCATATGTGGTGGAATTCTAAACATCCTAGCTATCTCATTAAGTTGAAACTTCCTAGTTTGTAAAAACTGTGCTTGGTCTGGAGGAATTCCTATGCTCTGAAATTTCATCCCCTCCTCCAAAACTGCAACTCTATGAGCATTTGTACTTCCTTGATAAACACTATTCCAGCTTTCTCTTACCCTAGCTGGGTCTTTAACAACTCCTGGATGTTCAAGTACACCACCTGGGTTAGCTCCATTAGCAAAGAACTTAGCTCCATACTCTTCAGTAGCAATAGCCATTCCAACAGCATTCTTAGCCATGGCGATAGGAGAATATCCAACTAAACCATCAAAGCCTAATCCCGGAATATGAAGCACTTCATCACTTCTAAGATAAATTTGACTATAACCACTTGATGTAGGCTTATCCCCTTCACTTCTGGTGTATATATAATAAATTTCACCCTTTGTGGTTCTATCAACTGTAACCCTATTAGGTAGCAATGGATATAACGCTATAACTCTCCCTCTTCCATCTCTAATAATCTGTGCATAGGCATTTCCCCATAATAAAAGATGACCCATAAGTGTTTCTCTGAACACAAATGAAGTCATCTCTGAATTAGGCTCCTCTGCAAGAAGCTTATATATATGATGTTCTGTAGCTTTTTCCTTCCCCTTCTCTGCAGTTTTAAAAGTATGAAGCGGTAAAGATGCTATAGTTTCTGATAATATCCTGACGCAAGCGTAAACAGCAGTAGTCTGCATAGCAGTTCTTTCATTAACTATTTTTCCACTGGTAGTATTACCAAAGAAGAAACTGTAAGTACTACCTAAAAAACTATTTTTAGGACTTGCTCTAGATTTTATTAAATTTGATATGAAAGGTATTTTCATTTAATCAACCTCCTATATAAATAAAAAACACCTGACTTTACAGATGTTTTTAGATATATATATTATTTATCCCACTCATAGATTTCTAATTTATTATTTACTGCCCATACCTGTGGATGCCAAGGATATTTTCTTTCTATGGATTTTCCTTGAACTCTTACAGCATGCCTTATTTTCTTAGAACTTTCAATAATGTCTTCTACCCTTTTAATTGCTTTATCATAATGTTCTTTATTTCCAATACTATTACCACCCCAAGCAACAATTACAGAATCTACCCTATTAATTGTTTCATTTAAAACTCCATCATTTTTTTTCATTATTTGAACAAATTTTTTCATAGCTATAAATGTTTTTATTCCTGAAGGATTAGTACTATAATATGGAAATAAATTCATTATATATACTTCACTATATCTCGTATTACAAAATTTAAGTACATTATTAATAGTCTTGTCAGATTCATAATTAGTAGCTTTACTAGGATTTTTCATAATAACTAACACCTTATTATTGCTAATAGAATTCTTGAAGGGTATATGTAATAAATATCTAAACTTCCCTACACCATTCATTTGAATTTTTTTAATATCAACATATTTTTTATATTTATAAATTCTATTCACCCAATTATCTCCTCAAAAATAAAACTATTTTTATCATTTTTAATAACTTAGTTAATTTTACATATACTTTTTAAACTTACTGAAATTCTACATCTATAATATCGCTATCAGTTACACAATTATTTACATGAAAATTAACATCCGCAGTTGGAAGTGATTTTAAATGATTTTTCAATCGTATAGCTGATGGCCTAAAAGTTACATAAGTAAGTCCGCCTGAAATACCTCCTCCAATTACTGGTACTATTTTACCAACAGATTTTGCAAATACTTGTTTTGTCATTTTGACCCCTAAAATATTGGCAATTTTCTTTACAACTGGATAAATTACACCCTTTGTTAACGCTTTATTTACCAGTGACTTTTCAACTTTTAATGCAGCACTTTGTGCTAATTTAGTTACTGCTGCGTTTGCTGCATTTACACCAAACATTACTCCTATAAACAATGTTAACCGATTTATAGTTTCATCATCAAAATCTCCGTCTGAATTGTAAACATCTTCCCATCCATATAAATATATTAATTTTTGAAGGATACGTATAATATGTGCAAAGTATTGTACAGTGTCCGCTGGAACAGTTCCAAACATTGCTACTCCTCCTGGTATTCCCGCTAATGCAGATATTGACGTTACCTTATTAGTTTCATAATTTATACACGACTTAGCAATTTTATCTATTTGACTTACTGATATACCTGCATTTGCAGGACTACTTTTTATTGCTTTTATAACAACATCCTCTTGAAAATATTTAGAAAATTCCTTTTTTAAAAAGTCTTGTCTATCAATTTTTACTCCTGGTACATTCATAGCTGCTTTTATTATGCTAAAAAATTTGCTCTCATTTGATATATCTAACTTGTTTGACATAATACACCTCCAAAACATCAAGTAAATTATACCAAATTTAATCATATTTTTATATATTTTATAATATTATTATTCCTCTTTCATCATAAACGCTACCACTGCCACCTTGATTCCTTATACTCCTATCCAAAGCCATTATCATAGCTACAGCTCCATCAATCTTTTCTGTACTCTTTTCTTTATCTGGCTTTATATTTCCTGCTGGGTCTTGTTTAATGAATATATTATCCATCATCCATCTTAGCACTGGATTTCCTTCATGTGCTATTTTCTTTTCAAGAGTAATTTTCATTAACTCCTTTGTTGGTGGTGACATATCTTTATAACCTTGTCCAAAAGGAACTACTGTAAAACCCATTCCTTCAAGGTTCTGAACCATTTGAACTGCTCCCCATCTATCAAATGCTATTTCTTTTATATTAAACTTTGTTCCTAACTCCTCTATGAATGTTTCTATGAATCCATAGTGAACAACATTTCCTTCTGTAGTTTTTATGAAACCTTGCTTTTCCCAGACATCATAGGGTACATGTTCTCTTCTAACTCTTAGTTTTAAATTATCCTCTGGTATCCAAAAGTAAGGTACCACAATATATTTTTCTGTATCATTCCTTGGTGGAAACACTAAAACAAATGCAGTAATATCTGTGGTGCTTGAAAGATCAAGTCCCCCATAACATTCTCTGCCTCTTAATGAATCTAAATCTATCTCAAAATCACACTCGTCCCATTTATCCATCTGCATCCAACGAGTTGATTGTTTTACCCACTGATTTAATCTTAGCTGACGGAATATATTCTCTTCAGCTGGATTTTCTCTTGCAGCATTATATGCATTTCTAACTTTCTCTACATCAATAGTATGTCCTAATGAAGGGTTTGCTTTATACCAATTTTCTTCCTTACCCCAATCATCACTATCATTAATTCCATATATTACAGGATAAAAGGTTTTATCAATTTTTCTTCCTTCTATTAAATCAACAGCCTTTTGATGTTGCTCGTAACAAATTGAATTTCTATCTGTACCTGCCGTTGTTATAAGAAAGAATAATGGCTGGGTTCTTGCATCCCCTGAACCTTTAGTCATTACATCAAATAATTCTCTGTTTGGCTGAGCATGAAGCTCATCAAAGATAACTCCATGAACATTTAATCCGTGCTTTGTATAAGCCTCAGCAGAGAGAACCTGATAAAAACTATTAGTTGGTTTATATACAATTCTCTTTACTGACATTATAGGCTTAATTCTTTTTTTTAAAGCTGGACATTGGTCTATCATTTCAACAGCTACATCAAATACTATAGATGCCTGTTGTCTATCAGAAGCACATCCGTATACCTCTGCTCCCCACTCATTATCTCCACAGGTTAATAATAATGCTATTGCAGCTGCAAGCTCTGACTTTCCATTCTTTTTAGGAATTTCAACATAGGCTGTATTGTATTGCCTGTATCCATTTTCTTTAACTGTTCCAAATATATCTCCTATAATTTTCTCTTGCCAAGGAAGCAAGTCAAAAGGGACCCCTCTCCACTTTCCCTTAGTATGCTTTAAGCAGTTGATGAAATTTTTAGCTCTTTCTGCTTTTGCATTATCATACATTATTTCATCTCACCCCTTAACATTCTTTCCATTGGATCATCAGCTTCATTTACCGTCTTTTCTGCAACAATTCTACTTCTTGAAGAAGGTGTAAGTCCAAACTGCTCACAGAACTTAATCATTATTTTTAAATATGTCTGAGCAATGGATACCTGTGGCACCTGCTGCCAATAACCACTTGGTGTCTTTATTATAGTTCCATGCTTTGATATAAACTCTTCTGCATCCTTCCACCTTGAATATGCTTCACAATAACCTGCAAAAGCTGCCATATCTACCTCTGTTAGTATTCCTAACTCTTCAAGCTTCTTTGCCACTCTTCTCCATTCCTTCTTAGCTTCTGCATCTAGCCAACTAGGACACTTTGGTGCCTTCTTCTTTGGCTTAGGTTCATATCCATTTAATTGTCTCTTTCCCGGATTGCCTTCTAGTTCCTTCATTGCTGTTGGCTTTGGTTTTCTCCCTCGTTGGGCCATAGGTTTCACCTCCAATCTTTAAAATTCATCATGAAAAAAGAGCCTACTATTTCAGTAAACTCTTGTACAAACACTTATTACTTAACATACCTATCTATAATTTCAGCTAATTCCATATATTCTTTACTCCAACCACTATCAATTGCAATTTCTTGCAAATTACCAGTAGGAGCAAACAAATGTGAAATTTCCTTATTACACGAGAAATCATTAGCTTTAAGTTTAACTATATATGCTTCTAAGTCATTAACTAATTCTTCTTCATCTTTATATGTTGAATAGCTTAAATCCATTTGATAATTTCCAACTATTTCTTTTACCTTTTCTAAAGCTTTTATAACTTCTTTCATTTAATATACCCCACCGCATCTAATTTTCTATATTATACCATCTTTAATACTAAATTTATAGAAATTCAAGTTAAGGTTTTCCTTTTTACTTACCTCGTAATCCTTCATAATTAAAATTTCCCTTCATTAGCTCATCATGGTCAGCTTTAACAGCTAGGTCATAGTCCTTATTTAACTTTTCTTTTCTGTGGCACTCCAAGCAAATACATTCGGTGCTATACATGGACATTATTCTTCCCTC